AGGTATTGGTGCTGCGGTAGGTATTCTGGGTGGTCTTGCTGCATCTGGAGCATATGGATACGGATATCCATATGGCGGATACTATGGTCCTCGCCCGTATTATAATCCTGGATATTGTTATCCTCGTCCAGTATATGATGCTTGGGGTCGTACTGTTGGGTATGGAGGTTGTTGATGAGAAAGTTAGTTCTCGCAATCATATTTACGCTCTTAACTTCTAGTGCGATGGCTCAATATGTTTATAATGGATCTGGTATCATTTCCGGTAATGTTTATTTGATGCCAGCTTATCCTCAAGTAATTGTTCAGCCTCCGGTAGTTGTGGAGCAACCTGTAGTTGTTCAACAACCAGTTGTTGTCCGAAAGCAAGTAGTTGTTCAGCCTCGACCGGTCTGTACTACATATCCTGATCCTTGGGATACGCTCGGTTATATTTTCGGCGATCCTTTTATGATCACCACTTGTTATTAATGCTGGTATAGCTCAGACGGTAGAGCAGTTGCCTTGTAAGCATCAGGTCGTGGGTTCGATTCCTGCTACCAGCACCATGAGGTTATTATGGATAAAAATCTTACATCATATGTAAAAACATATAATATTGTTGAACCAGAAGTTTGTGAACAGACAATCACAGAATTACAAAATGTTCAGTGGAGACAGCACGAATTTTATAATTCTCATACCAGAACATCTGGACCACAGAGCGGAGATAAAGAACTGGACGTTACAATGGGTCCAGTTTCTACTTCCAAACATATTGAAAGTAAAGTTTGGGAAGCATATAAGAATTATGTTACAGGTTTGAATTTTCCATGGTTTATGGGATGGAAAAGTTTTACTGATGTAAGATTTAATCGTTATGTTGAAGGTAGAGTTATGGCAATACATTGTGACCATATCCATGCTATCTTTGACGGTGAACGACAAGGTGTTCCCACCATGACTGCTCTGGGCGCTTTAAATGATGATTATGATGGTGGTGAATTGGTTATGTTTGAGGATACTATTATCCCTATGAAAAAGGGTGACATTGTAGTGTTCCCTTCATGTTTTCTCTACCCTCATAAAGTTGATCCTGTGACAAAAGGTATTAGATACTCTTATGTTTGTTGGAGTTGGTAATGGAAATTCATGCTATTTTTCCTACACCAGTTTACGAAAATAATATTGATAGGCCATTCACTAAAGAAGAAATGGACTTCGTTTTTGAATGTGAAAAAGATTGTCATAAAAACGAAGGTAATATGACAAGTAATAACAATTATGTTCTTGAAAAAGAACCTATGAAAGATATAAAAAAGTTCTTAGATCTATGTGTAAAACAATATATTTTCGAAGTTGTTAGACCAAAGTTTAATATTGATATTCGTATAACACAGTCTTGGTTTAATTATACTAAACCCGGAGAATATCATCACAAGCATTCACATCCTAACAGTTATGTTTCTGGTGTATTATACTTTAGTGCTGATCCTGAAAAGGATATGATTCTTTTTCATAAAAAAGAACATTACATGTATATACTAAATATACCACCAATTCAAGATCATGATTTTAATTGTTCTTCTATGTGGTTTTCATCTAAACCAGGTAAAGTTTTAATTTTTCCTTCTACATTAGAACATAATGTAAAGGTAACGGAATCAGAAGAAACTAGGATTAGTCTAGCGTTTAATACGTTTTTGACAGGTAATATTGGTGATGAAAAAACTTTAACGGGGTTAAATTTATGATGGATAAAATGCACTTACGAATTATGTGGATGAAAGTAATCGCATTCTTTCTTCTAATGATTACAATGGGGTTTATTCTTCAAGATCTATACACATTTGGTTAGTGCGGGTATAACTCAGGGGTAGAGTGTCAGCCTTCCAAGCTGTTCGTCGCAGGTTCGAATCCTGTTACCCGCTCCATAACTATAGAGAACCAGTAGTAAAGATATCTAACACTCTATTTACATATTGGTTTCTGTCTTTCTGAAACACTTGTGGACCCTCGTGGTCCACAGATATTATTACCACTACCTGAGGAATCTTTATCTTATAAATCTGCTCGAACATCATAGAATATACTGTTGTCTGGAGGAAATAGGACTCGATCCATTCCTCCTTTTTCAGTTTACGGGATGTTTTAAAATCAATGACTGAAGCAATGCCATTATACTCTGCTATAAGATCACATCTACCTGCAGTCTTTAAAGCACGAGAATACAGAGGAGTTTCAACTCCTAATATATTATCAACGTTGTGATCTAACACAGACTTAATACTGATAAATGAATCTACGCTAGAAGGAAGTGAATTACCTAGATAATTTTCCTTGTTCAATACATAGTTTTCACAAAGAGTATGAACAGAAGTTCCTCTTCTAGCTGCTTGAGTAGATATCTTTTGAGCCTCTTCTTCGCCGACTCTTTTCTTCCATTCTAATAGAGCTGTCTTATCTAAGGCGTCTGATAAAACAGAAGTTACCGAGCGAAATTTGTCTCCGCTCGGTAACACATAATATCTACTACCATCGATGTTTTCAGTAGTTATATCAATCTCTTGAACGAGATTGTGTTTAAACATTTTTCTCATAACGTTACACAGTTATCCTCATCTTATCTTTCAGGATTATATATTCTTTGACGAGAGCGGATCTTACGATGTCCGCTGCTTCGAATTCTATAAGGTCAAAAGATTTCATATTACGGACAACTCTCATAAAATCGGTCAGTCCGCTTTTTTCATGTTCTCTTGTAAAGTCGCTTTGACGGAAGTCTCCGCAGAATATAACTTTACAGTTATGACCCACTCTAGTAATAACAGAATCAAGTTCATGTAGTGTCGCATTCTGCATTTCGTCTACGATGACAATGCAATTGTTAAGAGTAATACCACGAATAAAAGATGTAGACATAAACTCAACAAGATTTTTATTTTTAAGGTAGTCGTAAGCGTCTCCTCTACCAAACAATTCTGAACAAATTGCGTAATAAGGTGCTTCATATACTTTAGTCTTCTCCTTAGAGTTTCCTGGAAGAAATCCCATATCTCTCGTAGGAACTACAGATCGAACAACAACAATCTTTTTGTAAGAACTGTCAGGGTTATTAAGAATTTGTTTTAACGATAGATACATTGCCATGAAGGATTTACCCGTCCCGGCAATGCCATGTAACATTAGATTCTTATCATTATCAAATGCATGAAATGTATGTCTTTGATTTTGAGTTAATGGATCAAAATGTCTAAGATTAAAATTTAATTTCTCTTGATAATTTTCCTTTGACGGTTTTCCCTGTTGGCGAAGAAGTCTTTTTTCCCTACGAGTTAATCTTTTTGTTATTGTATCTTCTTCCATTTTACCTCTAAAATGTGTTTATGGTGCTCCTTGTAATACCTTTGCTATGCTTCTTTTTCATATCTTTCAGTAGATCACGGAAACCCTGATCAGGTTTACCCATTCCTCTACCAGAAGCAATCATAGGAGCTCCATTTACGAGTTGAGTTATGTTTGAATTTTCTTGCAAATATGCATCAAGTTCAGATATTGACATGAAGTTTTCATACTCTTCACCAGTGTCATTATTAAGAAAACGATATGTTGGCAAGTTTATCTCCACAAATCTTCAGAAACATCATCAATATAATCTTGGTCTTCGTCTTCAATCAATGCTGAGATATCTTTAGTACGCAAGGCACGCTCTACACGCTTTGCCTTACGCTTGTTTTCCTTTTCGCGAGGATCATCATGATATTCGTCGTGATCCGAATAATCGTTCTTTTTAAACTTCTTTAGTGCTGACTTGCTCATTCTACTATTAACCCTGGTAGTCCTTCCTTGACGTGCTGTAATGTAATGCCTGGAAACGGCATCTTCTTATCCTTAATGGCGCATAATAGTTTAGCGTCTTCAGGATCTACTCTTTCGAGTAACTCTAGAAACATTGATTCTCTTTTTGTCTGATTGAGATTGTCGTAAAAACCTTTGATGAAATATCGTAGTTTCTCGCATTCCTTAAGTAGAACATGCTGTTGGTCTACTAACTCGTTTGGCTTATATGGCGGATCTCCGGGCGGAAGCAACCATACAACGCTCGGGTCAAAAGCTCCCTGTAAGATGATACGCAGCTGAATGCTGTCATTGTGTCTAATAGCATCAATCTTTTCTTGTGTTTTCTTTAACTTTGCAACTTTTTGTAAAAATTCTGACATACCAATGACCATTATGATCTCCTAAAATTCACTCAAATGTTCAGTTAGGTTTTTGAGTTTGTTTGCTATAAAGTAATTTAGTAGTTTGCTACGATCACGATCTTTTTGAGCTTCGAATTGTTCCATAACCTTTTCGCGAATCGAGTCAGGAGTAAAACTTAGATCAATAAGTTGAACATTACGAGAATAATTTCGGGCCAAAGAGGTTTCCATTTCCTCTAGTTCTGTGCCCATAATCTTTTCCATCTTTTTTGCAGTTAGGGGTCTTTGTCTATCACCCACAACAAAAACATTATCAGGAGAAAGGACATTAGGTACTCCATCTCCAGCATCTCCCTTCAAGACATGTTCGTGTAAATATCTCTCAGGATCATCGTGCTTGATCCATTTCTTACGAGTAGGGTCGTATTGGGAAACATTAGGATAAACGTGAAGCTGAATAAAATCTTTGTCTCCCGACAGAATCAATATTTTTTCACCAGTATTTAGTTCAGAACTGAATTTAGTAACAAGCGTAGCAATGATATCATCAGCTTCGGCTGATTCTACATCAATAACTCTATAAGGAAAATACTCTTTTAGCTCCGCACGAATCTTATTAAGACATTCGAACAGAGCCTTCCAATCAAGTTCCGAGTTTTCGATATTCTTTTTACGATTGGCTTTATAATATGGAAAGATTTGTTTACGCCAATAATTGGTATTATCGCAAGCAATAACCAATTCTCCATACTCTTGACTAAATTTCTGGCGATAAGAACGCAGAGAATTTAGAATCATATGGCGAACCATATTCTCTTCTAGTTGAGCGTTAGTGTGGTTTCCCAGCTGCATGAGCAGATTGGACAACATAACCTGATTCAAGTCAACAATGATCACAATTCACCTATTCGGTTTTGGTTTCTTTCAAGTCTAGGGATATTTCATCTACAATTCTAAAAGCGCCTTCTTCGTCGCCCTCTTTAGGCTCGAAGATGTTTTCTGCTATTTTCTGGAAAGGATGATATATTTCATAGTATTTACACATATAAGAACGTAGAGATTCGATTATAAAAGCACCATCCTTAACATCGTTATCTTCTTCATCATCGTCTAATCCAAACCCTGCTATATCTAGTTGATTGAATATAATAGGAGCCAGATTCAAAATAGTTTCCTGTATGTGATAATGTTTCATCGTTTCGAGATTCTGTTGAATGTTCTCAACAGTTCTGTTATCTTTCGAAATCTTGGCGTTGTTTTTTGGAAACGCTATCACATTATTAGACAAATTTATTATACCTTTATTCGTTTAAGTAGTCAATAATATTTAGTCACGAATGATGATAAACGATATTAGAACCGTTTCCAGTAAACTCGAAATCGTAAACTTTACACTCTGTATTTTGTTGCACTGCCCAAGCTACAGAATTTTTATCTTTTTCTGGAACGTAGAAGATAAAGAATCCGCCGCCGCCAGCGCCTAGAAGTTTTCCACCGAGAGCTCCGGCTTCGATTGCCTTATCATAAACCATATCGAAATAGTCTTGAGTGATATCCGAACAGATATTCTTTTTATCTAGCCAAGATTTGTGTAAGAGCTCGCCGAATTCGTCAACCTTTCCTTCTAGTAAAAGATCTCTACCCTCGTACGCTTTATCTCTAGCTCTTTGAACAATCTTAAACTTATCTACATTAGACATTGCTTTTTGCTGTTTCTGTAGAATATTATTAGCATCTCTGCCTCTACCAGAATATACAAGCAATAAGTTGTTCTGTAAATTTTGTATGTTTTTATTATTCAGAGCAATAGGGTCTGCAGAAACATCACCATTTGTATGAAACTTGAATAGATTGAACCCACCATAAGCTGCAGCATACTGATCCTGTTTACCAACAGGATATCCACACTTGTTCATTTCTATTTGACATGCGATGTCTGCAATATGACTGCCAGAAATATTTTCTTTGTTCAATGCAGACATCGCTTTGACAAGACCAACCGTGAAAGCAGAAGAACTTCCTAATCCTGAACCCTTAGAAACAATATCACTAATTGAAGCGATAGTTATTTCTTTATTAATATTAAAGAGTTTAAGAGTTTCTCTTGTAATAGCATGACGCATCTGTTCTAGATCATGAAGTTCTTCTACATCGTCATACATAACCTTAATTCCCATATTAGGAACTTGATGGGCAACGACATGAATGAACTTGTTAATTGTAACAGAAAGAGAAGCACCATCCTCCTTTTCATAGAAGGATGGCAAATCGCTACCGCCACTAAAGAAACAAACTCGTAGTGGTGTTCTAGTAATAATCATTAGATTGTCCTATAGACAAACATCTCTGATGGAATGCCTCTAGACTCAACATTCGGATAACGCCACATAAGATCCTTAAGCATTACCGTCCATTTACTAGCAATGTGATCGATATTATAACGAGCATCGGCATACGTCTTATTAAAAACAATCATGCTCTTTTCTTTATTTTCTCTAACCAGATTAATAGCAGGCAATAGATGATTAGCGAAACCAACAGCATGATGATTCTTGTCGTCCATATCGGCATGATACATTACATTCAGACCACCAGAAGTTTCTGGAAGAGCTCCAAGATTACTATGAACACAAACAAGTCCAGCAGACATTGCTTCGATAAGAGCTCTACAACTTGTTTCAACCCAAGTCGAAGGATAAGCAAAGATATGTGCCTTATTCAAATGTTCTAGAACTGTTTCATGAGTTTGATAACCATGGTAAGTCATCTGAGGATGATTACGAATCTTTTCATACAAAGGTTCGAACTGCTCATCAGCTTCAGGCCAACCATAGATCTTGAAAGAAGAGAAAACATCTAGATGGATATCCGGATTATCCTTTGAAATCTGATCGAATACACTAACCAGAATATCTAGACCACGCTGTGGAGTTGATGTATATACCAAACGAATCTTATCTTTTGGCTTTTCTAGGCAACTTTCTGGAGCAGGATTAATTCCTGTTTCTAGAACTACTGACTGTGGATTAGCATGTAGCCCATGAATGAGCTGATAACGCTGATACTGCCAATTAGAAATAAACACGAACTTATGAAACTTATTACGCCAATTTTCATCTCTGAACTTAGCGGACTCTGGATCTTCAGGAAGATCGTGAGCAAACAAAACTCTAATCTTTTCTTTCTGAAGATCTCTTGGTCTAGAAGAGATGATCTGAAAATTGGAAAGCAATTCAGGATCAATTAGTTTTTCTAAAGATCTCTTAGCAATCTCTGTTCCACCATTAGCATTTTTCGAAATTTCATTTTCTTCAAACATAATTATATCCTTCAGTTAGTCAATATTATAACCGCTCTTTACAGCGTCGTTGTAAAACATTTGAACAGTTTCTTGTGAAAATTTAGTTAGATCTTTATTAGCTAGACTTAGTTTATTGATCTGATCATGAAGCATTGTAATGATATGACAGCCAGCTTGCTCCGCCATAATAAGATGATACTGTTCACGACAAGAGGCCCAGAGGAACTTGATCTTAGTAAATTCTTCTGGTTTATCCATTGCTTCGCCAACGCAATGTTTAGTCCAATTAACTGGATCGCGAAGAGTGTCAGCAATTCGCCCAGCAAAGATAGAAATAATTACATCAGCGTTTGGATTTGTGATATGTTCTAAAATGTTTTGGGTTTGAACCGGAGTAAAGACAGCAGTAACATTTACCTTTACACCATCTTCATTAAGAGCACGAACCAATTCAAAATTAGGAAGACCATTTGTGCTCATTACTGGAATCTTAACAAACACATCGTAATTATATTCTCTTCCCCAAGAAGCAATTTTTAATGCTTGTTCATACATACCATCATAGTCGTCAGCAAAAACTTCTAGAGAAATATTTGTTCCTGGCCTACGAACTGATAATTCTTTAATGATATCCTTAGCAAACTTTTCGTAATCAGTAACTCCAGCTTGCTTCATTAGTGTTGGATTAGTTGTGAATCCAGTAATTCTAGGATTCTCTGCTGCCTTTAGAATACCATCAAAGTCAGCACCATCTGCATAAATTTCAATTGTCATTGTCCACCTACGTTTTGTTCAATTATTGAAGCTGCTTCTAAAAGATCTTCTGCATAATAATCTGGTAAGATATGCATATAATTTTCCG